AATAAGCCGTGACGTTAGCCGTTGCGCGAATTTCACCTGTTGTACCGGAACCTGCTGTACCCACGCCAAGCGTTACGATCTGCACATTGTTTAAGTTTGAAGTACTGGCAGGATCTAAGTAGTAAGCGGTGTTGTCGTAGTCGTAGAAAAGCGATGCGCGGAACGAACCTGTTGCGTAACCAACACCGGCATCGGAATCTAAGAAAATACGTGCTACGCCATTGGAAGCAACGTAAAAACCCCAATTACCAATTATGCCAATACCCGATATGTTTCCAACTGTGTAGCCAACACCGTACATGTTACCAAGCGATGTAGTGCCGGGAACATATGAGCCGCCAATACTGTAAATAGCGCCTGATGTACTACCGTTTTCGTAAGTTGGATACTGCCCGTTTAAATAACCTTTGCTAGCAGCCTGACGATAGTATGGCCCTGCAGTTTCAACATACGAAGAAGCAATTACGGAAGTTGCGCTAACCGTGCCGCCTGACTGATTGGTGGCTGTTGTGGCTGTTGCAGCGTTGCCTGTACAAGAAGCGGAAGAGCCTGTTACGTTACCGCCGGATGTAATGTTTGTACCAGCAACAGTACTTGCCATTGTCAAAGCACCGGCCATTGTTATCTGCAAAAGGTTTGCAGGGGCAGACCAACCGCCAAGACGGAATATGTTATCCGAATCAAGGCCCATGTTGATGGCGTAGTAGCCGCCACGGTGGAAGGCCATGATTGCACCGCTAGCATTGTTTGAGTAAGCCTGTAATGGTGGGTTAGATCCTGAAGTGTTTTGGTTAGAATAAAAATAGTTACTTGCATAATAATTACTGCTTCCGTTAACAGTAATAGTGTTTAAATTTGACGTGCTTGCAGGGTCTACGTAGTAGCCGGTATTGCTATAGTCGTAGAAAAGCGTGCCGCGCACATCCGAGGGGGTTCTTAAACTACCGCCGCCCCAAGCACCTTGAAACCCACCGTTCTCAAGCATGAGTATGCCGTGGGAAGCAAGGTTTGCCGCAGCGCCGCCAGCATTTGGGTGTGACCAAGCAATACCGTACAAGTTACCTGTGGTCGTTCCGTTGGCGGGGAGAATATAGGCTTCCCCCATTGAAAACACGGCTTGGTATTTAGTTGAATCGTAAAGGCCAACTTGTCCAATGCCATAGTTCCTAGAAACCATGTTGGAGTTGTAGTAGACCTTGTTTAACTCTGATGTGCTTGCAGGGTCTAAGTAGTAAGCGGTGTTGTCGCTGTCGTAGAAGATGGGGGCACGCCAATCGGACGTTGCGTAACCTGTCCCCGCCAAGTGAATGTTGTACGCGGGATTTGTGACGTTGTTAAACCCTGCGTTAGCCCCCAAAAAAGTTAGTCCGTGGATACCTGCGAGGTTGTTGTATGCGGCATAAAAATGGCCGTCTCCCACGCCCATTGAATAATACGCAGGGGTTCCTGCAGTGCCTTGTATATTCAATACACCGTAGTTGGCGCCCTGAATACCTATTTGTTTGGTGGTAGACGCAGTGCCAAAAGCAGTATTTACGGGGGACAAAGATCCAACACCGACACTACCCGCAAGAATTGCTGAAGTAGTTGAATTGGGGTCTAAGTAGTATGTGGTGTCGTTGCTGTCGTAGAAGATGGGGGCGCGGTAGTCACCGCTGGTTGTGTACGTTCCTGTGCCGCTTGCTTTGTTTGTCAGGTTGGCAAAATCAACTGATCCCGCTGAGCCGCTTGTGCTGTCTGAAATACGTGCAGAGTCAACACGAACACCATAAGTGTTAGCTCCGTTCCATCCCATCAATGTGGGATATGTGGAAGACCAAGCCGCCGCTGAATTAGTGTTATTTACTGCACCGCCACTTGGGGATGTGCCTGCGGAAGCATCAAAAATAACGTGGGAGTTACCGTAGTTTTTCCACGCCAGCATACCAACGACATTGTTGATAACCCCTGTACCAACCCAATTGGATTGACCGCTTGACAGCGCAGTTGCTGTCGCCGCGTTACCCGAAGTAGATCCTGAAGACCCCGTAATGTTAATACCCCAAGTACCCGAAGCGCCTGTACCTGTCAGTGTGGGGGCGTAGCTGTTGTAGTTTGCAGCGGTGAGGACTTGACTGCCACCTTGTTGCAACGCTCCGGTAACATTGGCAACAGACCCAGATAGTTGAAGCGCAGCACTTCCGCCGTTCAAGTTAAGCGTGCTTGAGGTACTAATATTTAGTATGCCATAGGTATTAGTGTTACGGTCGTAAGGAATAATGTACCCTTGACCGCCTGACACGCCAACTTCAACAGCAAATCCTGTTGCGGCGTTTCCTGAATACCAGCCCGTAAACCTACCTTGCCCGGTGGTGCTGATGTCATCAGAGAATGCGCGTTGAGAAGTGGTAGTTGAATTAGTGGCCGAAGTTGCGTTACCACTCAGAGTCGCAGTAATCGTACCGGCAGAGAAGTTACCAGAAGCATCCCGTGCCACTACTTTGGAAGCTGTGTTTGCAGATGTGGCGTCCACTGTCCACGTCTGTGCAGCCGAGCCGTTGTATGCTGTGCCGGTCAGGTATGTGCCTGCCGTTAAGCTATTCAAGTTAGAGCCAAGCGGTACGCCAGAGATTGTTCCAGCAGACCATGTAAACGCAGAGCCGTTGAAGCTCAGAACCGTATTTGTGCCAGAGGCTGCAGTGATGAACGCTGTTGCGCCTGAACCTGTTTGGTAGGGAATCTGATTGGCTGCGCCGCCTGCAAGGTTTGTTGCAGATGTTGTGTTACCAGAGAAAGTCGCTGTAATTGTCCCAGCCGAGAAGTTACCAGACGCATCACGAGCAACAACCTTAGAAGCCGTGTTAGCAGAGGTCGCATCCACTGTGGCCGTCACAGCCCCAGAGCCGTTGTATGTACCGCCCGTCAAATATGTACCGAGCGTCAATGCGTTAGCGACCGAGCCAGCAGAGCCAGAAATGTTGCCCGACACCGCAGAGCCGTTAATTGCAATCGCTGTATTGGTTACAGATGTGACCTGACCTTGCGCGTTGGTGACGAACACCGGCACAAAAGAAGATGAGCCGTATGTGCCCGCAGTGCCGGTGTTGGCAATGTTAAATGTGTATGTTGGAGACTCGCTCAGTCCTGTGCCAGCCGTATAGGTGATGGGCGCAGAGAACTGCTGAAACACAAGTGCGGTTGTGCCAATCGTTATGGGGGGAGGAGTCTGCTGTACCCAAGCGGTATTGACGTTGGCCGTGCCGCTAGTCACCAAGAAGAAGTCGCCTTCGTCGATCTCGTTAACGCCGGTTCCAACGGAATCAAAGTCTGTGGCGCGGGTCAAGATGTAGGGTGTTCCAGCGGAGCCAACTTGCGTCACGGTGTACACACCGTTATTTGCACCGGCTGCTTCGTTCTTGACTAAGATTCTTTCTGAAACAACAGTAAGCGTTGAATCCACAGACAGAGCGCCGTTGGCGTTTCCTGTAAGCGTTGCCCCTACCCCAGAAGTTCCGTTGTTGTATGTGTTGGCTGGCAGTGCTGCGGTAGTCGCCAAGTTCACCGCTTCGTGGAAGTGGATGCCAGATGCAATCGCGTCAGCGTACTGTTTGTTAACAATGTCTGTGTTGTTAACAGGAGCCGTGGTAATTGTGCCTGTAGTCAGTGCAGCAGAGGTAGCTGTAATCGCGCCAAAAGACTGTTGAACTACTTGCGTTCCTGCTTCGTTTTGATACGCCGACCGTGAGGATGGGTATGTAACAAACACATCTACTGCGCCAGTGAAATTGACTAGTGCTCCACCAGCCGAAGAAGACAACGGCGTAGCGTTACGAGTCAGCGTTGTACCGGAAGACGTGTAAGTGCCATAGTTAACTTCCCAATCACCCGAGACTGGGTCAACAATTGCAAAGTAAGTTGTGTTGGCGTTGCCAACCGAAGCAAAAGATTGAAAACCTGTAGCTGTAGCACCCAACGTAATGGTGCCAGTGCCCGGTGCGGCAGCCGCTTGTTTGACCCGGTCTTTTAGTACTAAAGCCATTTTTTATCCTTACGATGGTAGGTCATTCCACCCGGGGGTAGAGGGGTTGGAAATCAACACCCAACCTGCGCTTTGCGCACTATTGATATTTTGCCAGTTTGCGTTCTGGCTGTCATCTATTACAGCCCAAACAAGTACGTCGCCAATAGAAACAATCAACTGAATCCCGTCTGGGCGAGCGTTTACGGTTTTTAAGACAGTGAGGTTATCAACAGCGGTGGCGAACTCAGCAATACTACCAAGGAATTGAACCTGAACCGTCTGTGAATTAGATGCAGTTGCACCTTCGGCAACCGCCACAAAGTACCCAGCACTTGTCGTTATCCTATCCAATGCAGTGGCGGACTCGTTCAACGCGGCAAAGAATGCCGCTTGTGCGGCTTGAGTGTTAGATGCCCTAGCTGATTCAGAAAGAGCCGCCAACACATCCGACCTAGCTGTGACTATCGCAGATGCCGTAGCCTGTTCTGTAATAGCCGCTAAAAATGCGCCAACTGCTGTTTGAGAAGCTGTAGCCGTACAAGTCTCCGCCACTGCCGCAAAAAATCCAGCGGCGCTAGCGTACGAATCCGCGCCCGAGGCCAACTCACTGATTGCGCCTTGCAAAGCACCGACCGCAGTAACCGTATCAGAAGCTGAGGCACTGGCAGTAATTGCCGCTAGGAATGCGCCTGCCGCTGTCTGACTATCTGACGCCGTAGCCGTTTCTGCTTGGGTTGCGAGCATTGCGCCAGATGCGCTTTGCGTAGCTGATGTCTGAGATGTCTCTGCCTGCGTAGCAGTCATGTTGCCCAAAACAGAGAAGGTATTAGCAACGGTGGAACTCTCGTTTATAAGCCCACCATAATTGGTAAGGGCGTCGACTACTGCCGATGCGGAAGCCGCCTCTGATAAAGAGACAAAAACGGCATTGCCGCCTAAAGCGGCAAAGGGTGTCTGAGCAAAAGCAACATCTCCAAACACCGCATTACCTGATTAAACAGCGTCGAGAGAGAATTCGTATGTAACAGTTAATGTATCGCCACTGTCCACAGTCTTGTTACCGCCGGTAAAGTTCCCTACAGAGAACAAAATGCCAGATGTGCCAGAAGATACAGAGCACAAAAACGCACCTGCAATATTCTGAGCATTTGCGTTCATTGTGAATACGGCGGGTGTTCCGCCGGTGGCTACAGCGTTGTTAATGACCGAAGGGTCTGCCGTAGTTGCTGTGCCAAACGTAGCCGCCTTGCGGTTGCCTGTGTAAGCTGTGTTTTCTGTCCAGCCTGCATGAGAAGCAAGTGTATTAGCAGGGAGATAAGTGTTACCAGAACCGGGGCCAGTCACCAGACCCAAGTACCAAGCAGCCGTGTAACCGGAGCCGCTGAAATACTTAGAGTTCATGTCTTGCAAGCCTTGGTTGACAACCAAGTTATGGAAGCTGTCAGACCACTTCATATTGCCACTTGCATCGTGGCAAACAACTGTGTAAACACCGCCAGCACCAACGCCTTCAGCGCTACGGGGGCGAACTGCTATGCCAGCAGACACGGTGTCTTGGGCGGTGCTTTTTTCTGTATGCATGATTAATCCTTAAGAGATGCGCACAATGGCGCTGTTGGCATCGGGGGTTGGGAAGATGATTTGGAAAGTATCGTTGTTTACTGTCTTGTCTGAACCAAAGTCCAGCACAGCAACAGACGGGTCACCTGCAACAGAGTCGTTGTAAATCAATGCACCACGCGCTGTAAATGTGGCGTTTGTCCAACTTGTATTACTGAACGAAATAAACGCTGTAGGAACACTACTAGAATTGTTGCCAGAAGTTGGTGATATTGAAATTACCAGTGTGTTTCCACCGGTTGTGTAACCGCCGCCACTAGCCACTTCACCCGTCATTCCTACTGTGTATGCAGTAGTAGTTGCACTGAGATTTGCTGCGGCTGTAAACAGCGCCACTTTAAAAGTGTTGGGCGATGTTGGGCCAAAGTTATGAACCGCTTGAAGCAGTTCAACTTTAAAGCTAGTGGTTGCTGTTTGCGAAATTGCCATATCAAGTCACCTTTTGTCGGAACTGTCCAGAACGATACGCGTCTTGACGCTCCATACCATCGGCCAAACGTTTTGCTAGAGCAACGGCTTCTTGATATTTGCCGTTATACAACGCCATCATATCTTGCTCGCCCTTCATGTAGGTATAAGCTTCAACCAATGAGCCGTACAACAGTACAGAGTCAAAGTTATCGCCAAGCCATGTAGTACTTGCAGTCACAATAGACGGTGGGTAGTAGTAATAGTGAAGCTCCACAACGTATGTAGCATCTGGTGTTGGGCCAACAATAAACGTTAACTCGTTAACGTCATTACTCTGGGGGCCAAACAGTGCATAGTATCGTGGTAAGCCTGTGTCTGTAGGAACGGGATACGCTTGGCGAATAAAGTTAACGTCTTTATTTAGCAAGTACTCATACGCACCCGTACCATCCACAACTGCCATTGAGTACACAGCCAAGAAGTCGCTTGGGCAACCCAAATATTTGTTGTTAGTTGATACTGAGCCCGTCACGTTCTTACGAATGGACGGGAACTGCATAGAGTTGTAAATACGCTGCTCAGCCTGCTCAACAAACACGGGGATATTAGCCACGAAATCTGCTTCCGTGTTCTCCGTGTACGCTTGAATAGCAGCGCTGAGTTCAGCGTAATTCATGCCATTGGGCCTCTGGCCATCAAGCCTTTAGTCGCAGCACCTGTACCGCGAACTTTAATGCCTGAAGTTTTAGTTTCATTCTGGCCGTTGTTGTAGTTACCAACACTCATCTTCATGGTGCTAAGGCTGCTAATGCTGGAATCCTTGCCGGGGTTAGTCGACATTACCAGAGGCTTGCCATTCATTTTGTGCGGTGCAGCATAAGTGGCGGCATCGCCAACTTCTTTACCCATTACTTTTTTACTAAATTTAGCCATGATTATTTCCCTTGATTTGCGGCGCGGGACAGGTTACGTCCTAAGCGCATGCGGTCATCGGTTGTAGGGCCACCAGCTTTAAGCTTTGTAGGCTTCTTGCCGGGATGCATGTTTTTCTCGTGCTTACCGACAGCAGACTTAATCATCTTTTTGTCTTGAGCTAAATCTTTCTTGTCCATATTAGACTCCTATTTGTATCGTTACTGTACCAATTTGTACGCCTAATGCCAAGTAGTTTGGTGTTAACACACTATCAAAATTCCTTGACCCACCAACCGGATTCCAGCCCCACTGAATATCCCGAGAACCACCTGTTGTAAACCCAGCCGCGTTTTGATCGGTGCTATTTGAGTTTACTATCTGCAGACCGTTTGTACCAGCCGTATAGTAGGTTGTATCCCTACGCGGATTGCGTACTGCTTGCGGATCATCCACCGGGTACATACCCAATTGCAACTGCGGCTGATCTGGATCCCAGCACTCAGGACACACAAGCAAATTATAAATCTTGGTCTTTTTAATTTCTTTACGAAGCTTTGTAAGTTTGAACTGGAATCCACAGCGATCGCACATAGCGATACTGTTCTTACCGGAAGCAAACCTGCTGCCCATTTACGAACCACCACCAATATACATTTGACGCGGAACAAATCGCAAGGAGGCGTGTTCCTGATCTTCACCCGCAGCTAACTGCCAAGCTTCATCGTATTGAGCTTTAAGGACTTCCAAGCGCTGAGCGCCGTTCTCTACCTTAAGTGCAAGGTAATAGGCGAGTCCAGCAACCAAGCAGGGCAAGAAACGGAAAGGTACATCCATAGTCCGAGTGCCATTGCCTGCGTCATCAATACGGCGCATGCGCCAATAAACGAATTGGTAGGTTTGTGATCCATCAGGAGTCGGCCAAACAGTTACGGATGGCAAGTTTTGTGAGTAAACAGCGACTGCGGTTGAGTGCGCCACTGCGGTTGTGTTGTTCTGTCCACGGAAGCAATTCATCAACTGATTGCCGTCAATATACCCGTACTGCACTGTCTCGTTCTCAATCAGAACAAATCCATTTGTGGCTAGACCAGCAGTAGAAGTTAGCGTAATCGTAGTGGCTGTGGCAGAAATTCCACCATTTAATGTAGTCCCTATGGACGATGTTTGGCCATCTAAACGCTGGAACCACACCTGAATTGGGCGGGCTTGTTGTAGTTTGTTGGGGATCGTGGCATAAGTAGAAACACTAATACGTGTGATTGTTAAGTCAGACTGCGTAGAAACGTTACCTTCACCCGTACGGATTACATGTTCTAGTAAGTCTACTGTATCAGTTGGTAGTGCGTAAGTAGCCAAACCTTGGGTTAAGGTAAGCGTACCCTGCTCAAACGTCCACATGTTAATGCCACGGTTTGCCCAGTCAGCAAACAGCAAGTTCAACGAACGGCGAGCTGTACGTAAGTCGTAGCCTGTACGAAGCTCTGAGCCCGCACGCTCAAACGCTTCCTCAACAATCTCATTGAGGTCAAGATTAAACGCTGCAACTCCAGAAGTAGTCATCTAAATCCCGCCGTTTTCTTTGCAATTGTTTTGGGTTGGGCTACGAATTGTTTACCGGCGGCTTTTCCTGCTCGCTTGGCTTTGGTCGTCGCAGCGTACTCAGCAGGGCTGAGACTTTTGATCGCAGCTTTTGGAAGGTATCTTTCACCAGTGTCAGAAGATTTTTTACCACTTTTGGTTCTCCATTTTTGGTCGCCCCAATCCTTCAATGATTTTTGAGG